CACAGATAATATAATATCTTACGACAAACGTGAAGAACCGCAAGTCTGCTCAGAATGTGGAGAACCTTCTTACTTTAAACAGACTTTCTGTACCAACTTCCAATATGGCAAAGATTACAGCTCTTATGCTGCCGATACTAAGAAGTGGAATACTAGAGAGAATCATAGATTAGGAAGAGGTTGATATGAGTATTGATAGAGGACATGGAATTGCAACATCTTCAGTTCTAGCTGATAGTTATGACTTAGATGCTTTAATCACAGATACTGAGGCAGCTAAATTAGCAGCACAGGCAGCTCAAACAGCTAGCGAACTAGCGTTAGACACATTTGATGATAGATATTTAGGTGCTAAAGCAGCTGACCCTACAGTAGATAATGATGGTGATGCTCTTATTAATGGAGTTATGTTCTATGACACAGCTTTAAATATCACTAAGATTTATGACTTAGCTTCTACTACTTGGAAGAGAACTACACCTACTACAACTGACCAAACTAACATAGACACTGTCTCAGGTAAGGCTACAGAGATTGGTCGTTTAGGTACTGCGGATGCGGTAGCTGATATGGCTATCTTAGGTACAACTGATGTAGTAGCAGACTTAAACACATTAGGTACTGCTGCTGTAGTTACTGATATGAATATTCTAGGTACAGCTGATGTTGTCTTAGATATGAACACCTTAGGTACTTCAGGCAATGTTACTAATATGAATACCTTAGCTGGTATCTCAGCAGACATTACTACAGTATCTGGAATCTCAGCTAATACGAGTATAGTTTCAGGCATTAGTGCTAACGTCACAAGTGTTGCAGGTAATGCAGCTAATATTAATTCAGCTGTGTCTAACGCTACTAACATTAATACAGTAGCTACCAACATCACAGATGTATCTAAAGTTGCTGATGATATCGTTAAGGTTGTAGCAGTAGCTGATGATTTAGCTGACGCGGTATCTGAAGTTGTTACTGTAGCTGATGATTTAAACGAAGCAGTATCAGAGATTGACACAGTCGCTACTAATATTACCAATGTAAATACAGTAGGTGCTTCAATTACAAATGTAAATACAGTAGCAGGTCTTGCATCTGATGTAGCAGCGGTTGCTGGTGATGCTACGAATATCAGCACAGTAGCTACTAACATTATAGATGTAAATTCTTTTGCTAATAAGTATAGAATCGCAGCAAGCGCTCCAACAACTTCCCTAGATTCTGGTGATTTATGGTGGAATACTGCAAGTAGTGAGTTAAGGGCTTATGATACAGGGGGTTCTACTTGGCAAGCAACAGCCCCTTCAAGTACCGACCAAGTTAATATTAACATTGTAGCAGGTGATGTTACTTACTCTGAAGATTTAGGGTCAATTACAGTTACACCTACTACTTCTTCAGGTAATGGTGATATTACGACTGTTGCTAATGGTATAACGAATGTAGGTACTGTTGCAGCGATTAGTTCTAATGTAACTACCGTAGCAGGTATTTCAGGAGACGTAACCACCGTATCGGGAATATCAGCTAACGTAACTAGTGTTGCTAATAATGAGGTAAATATTAATCGTTACGCAGATGAATATACTATTAGTGCGACTAACCCTGGTAGTCCATCGGCAGGTGATTTGTGGTATGACTCAGTAAGTAACACCTTGAAGTACAACACTGGTACTATTTGGGCAAGCATCTCAGCAGGAATATCAGATGTTGTATCAGATAATACACCTCAATTAGGTGGCTCGTTAGATGGGCAAGATAATAATATGACGAATATTGGCACAATCAGTGGCAGTAACTTACAACTAGACTTTGGAGGTCTTACATAATGGCTAAGAAATTACAATTAAGAGGCGGAACGACCTCCGAACATTCATCGTTCACAGGTGCGGTAAGAGAAGTTACTGTTGATACAGATAAAGACACTCTGGTAGTACACGATGGTTCTACTGCTGGTGGTATTCCATTAGCTAAAGCTAGTGAAGCGACTAATAAGCTACCTCTAGCAGGTGGCACACTAACTGGCAACCTATCTCTAGGTGATAACGTCAAGGCACAGTTTGGTGCTGGTAATGATTTACAGATATATCACGATGGTGGTCACAGTTGGATTCAGGATGTTGGAACTGGAAATTTAAGAATTGCAGGTACAGAATTAACCCTTGCTAACAACGACTTTTCTAAGAAATATATCGATTGTGCAAATGGTGGTTCTACTAATATATTCTTTGACGGTTCTAAGAAACTAGCCACAACCTCAACAGGTATTGATGTTACTGGTACAGTAGCTGCCACATCTTTCACAGGTGATGGTGGTTCTTTAACAGGAATTGATGCTCTACCTACGCAGTCTAGTCAATCAGGTAAGTTTCTAACTACTGATGGTACTAATGCTAATTGGGAAGCATTATCTTCTAATGCTTTAAGTACCGACTTTACAGTGGCTACTGGTAAGACAGTGACTGCTGGTACTATAGCTAATCTTTATAATGGTGAGATTGGTATTAACCCAGTGGCAAATCTATTAGGTACTGAGGAAGTGTATAGTGCTGAGACTTTTAATTATATTACTGGTGATGGTAATACTATTGTAAAAGCTTACTCTAATAGTTCTGGTCATCATTATATGAAATCTATAAGGACATCTGATATGTCAGTTGTTTCTGACGTAGCTGTTTATACAGGATATACAGCCGCAGGTACTTCTATAAAGCAAGTTTCTGGAAACAGATTTATAATATATGGTAAGTCATCAGGTCAAAGTCCAGGTACAGGCACTTCTGGTGGTTACAATGTTACTTTTTACACAGGACAATTCTATTTTGTAATGTGTGAGGTGTCATCATCTGGAAACATAACTTATGGTAGTGCTTACACAGGAAGCCATCGTACAGCCAACAGTAATCCTATCAATACTGTTGCCATTTATAACCTAAACAACAACCAAAGAGCTGGATTATATTGGGTACAACTTGATAAAGGTATCTCTGGTGGTGCTTGGTACACTAATTACACTTACTATTATTATACTTTTCCGATTACTGGTTCGTTGGACATTTCAAGGCAGTCCACAGCAAGCATACTTACTCAGTATGATAATGCTATTATGAATACTGCAGGTAATAAATTAGTTAAACCCTCTACAAGCACTAGCTGGAATATTTGTAATTGGGATGGTGTTGATGTATCAAGCGGCACAACTATTACAACTAACAGGACTAATTTATCTACCGCTGTATTCCTTAAACCAGACCCTACTCAAGATAAGATATTATGCTTCTACATTAATACAAATCTTGAAATGTCTGTAGAAACCCTTGACTGGACATCGTCATCTATTAACGTAGTTCCTAACTCCAAATGGATTGTGGAAGAGGATGCTAGTGGTGTTTCTTTAGGTGAGATTAAAGGTTCAGCTAACGGTGTAGGTATTAGTTATGAGAATGGTTCAAAAGGTAGATTTAAGTCTTTGTCTTTAGATTCTAATATGATAGTCACTGGCGCATCGGCATTGATGACTACTAATGTCTCTAATGTTGTTCCTGGTTTGGCTTATAAGGGTAGTGATATATTCCAAGCCTGGAATAACAATGTAGCTACTTATACTAATCAAATTACGGTTAATGCTTACTCTACTTCACCTCTAACCCCTCTGGGGGTGATTAAGACTAACGGCTCTTCTGGTGATAGTGTAGCAGTACAAACAAGAGGTGTTGTGGGTGGGTTTACTGGATTAACATTAGATGCTAAATACTACTATGACACAGCAGTATTCGATGGCACAGTCACTCTTACTAACACAGGAACGTATGTAGGTAGAGCAGTATCGGCTACCCAGATTCAATTAACAGACTTAACGGAGCAATAGATGGAATCACCTTTATTACAATATAAGAAAGATAGAGCAGCGGAATATCCAAGTGTTGAGGACCAATTAGATATGATTTGGCACGAATTAAAGGATGGTGGGAGTATTTCTGCAGCTGTTCCTTTAGAAGGGGGCGTAGCAGGGTGGGCATCTATTCTACAGAGTATTAAGGATAAACACCCTAAGCCTGAACTAACCACACCAGAAGAATAACCTATGGAAAAGAGAGTTGAGCGTTTAGAACAAACTATCGTCAGACACGATGAACAGATAGCTTCTTTGTTCGGTAAGGTAGATGATGTTAATGACCATCTAATTGGTATTCAGAAATCAATAGACCAAATCAAGTATATTGGTCTAGGCATGGTTGTTTACTTTGCACTGACTGAGATTGGTTTCTTAGCAGGAATAAAGTTGGTTACTTAGTGGTAGCGATTGAGTCTATTGTACTCATTGCTGATTGTTGGTTGTTCTACCCGTACTTACTTTGCACATAGGAGATGATATGAAGAAATACTTACTAAGGAACGATAAAGGACAATTCATTCACGCTACTTGGATTGATAAGATTACTATTATGGTTAAGAAATGGTTAAGGTTGCCTTAATATTAATGATTACCTTAT